GGCAAGACCGTCACCACGCTCACCGCGCTGGACAACATGTCCGTCGTGGACGACATCTACCCTGTGCTCGTGCTGGCACCGCTGCGCGTTGCAAAGTCAACGTGGCCCGAAGAGGTTCAGAAGTGGGACCACCTGTCGCACCTGCGCGTCAGTGTCATCACCGGCACGCAGAAGCAGCGCGAGCGTGCGGTGGCCAAGGACGCCGACATCTACTGCATGAATTACGAAAACCTGAAATGGCTGCGCGACCAGTTGGGCGACGCGTGGCCGTTCAAGACTGTGGTGTCCGACGAGTTCACCCGCCTGAAGTCCTTCAGGCTGCGTCAGGGAGGCGGCAGGGCACGTCTGCTGGCTCAGGTAGCCCACGGTGAGGGGACGCGCTTTATCGGCCTCACAGGGACGCCAGCGCCCAATGGGGTCAAAGACCTGTGGGGGCAGATATGGTTTCTGGACAAGGGCGAGCGTCTGGGCCGCACGTTCAGCGCCTTCGAGCAGCGGTGGTTCCGCAAGGGCTATGACGGCTATAGCCTCGTGCCATACGAGTACACGCAGCGTGAGGTCGAGGAGAAGCTGCGCGACGTCTGCCTGACTGTCCGTGCGCTGTCCGTCGAGGAGCCGAACGTGGTGCCAGTCTACGCCGACTTCATCCCGTCGGTGCGCAAGCTGTACGTGTCGATGGAGACGGAGATGTTCGCGCAGCTCGCGGAGAACGAGGTCGAGGCGGCCAACGCCGCAGTGCGGACACAGAAGCTGTTGCAGATTACCAACGGCGCGCTGTACGTAGGCGAAGACGGGAAGTGGGAGACGATACATAATGCCAAGCTGGATGCGCTGGAAAGCATTATCGAAGAGGCTAACGGCACGCCCGTGCTGGTGGCCTATAACTTCAAGCACGATCTCGAACGTCTACAAGCTCGTTTCCGTCAGGGTCGGGTGCTGGACGCTAACCCTGATACGATCAGGGATTGGAACGCCGGACGGGTGCCGATACTATTCGCTCACCCTGCGTCGGCGGGACACGGCCTCAACCTCGCGGACGGCGGCAACATCCTCGCCTTCTTCGGGGTCAACTGGAACTTAGAAGAGCACATGCAGATTATCGAGCGCATCGGCCCCATGCGGCAGAAGCAGGCGGGGCACGACCGCCCAGTGCTGATATACCCCATATTGGTGCGCGACACGGTGGATGATGTGGTCATGGAGCGCCTGTCAAGTAAGCGCAGCGTCCAAGAGGTGCTGTTAGAAGCGATGAAACAAAGGAAAAAGAAATGAGCAAGAGCTTTATATGCAGCACATGCAGCGTTGAGTATGACACGCTGACGAAGACGATGGAATGCTTCCACTCGCACGAGGAGGCGGCCAAGGTGCCTGAGCCAAAGGCCGCCGAGCTGTTGGGCCGCGCTGCGGCGCACATGCACGACCGATCCTCGACCTATGACGAGCCAGAGGGCGAACGGTCAATGGGCAAGATTGTGACGGCCTTCAACGCCATCACAGGCCGCGATCTGACCGAGAGCGAGGGGTGGATGTTCATGCAGCAGGTCAAGCTGGTGCGCCTGTTTACGCGCAGCGAGTATCACGCCGACAGCGCCGAGGATAACATAGCCTATGCCGCGTTGCTGGCCGAAGCGAAGGGAGACGGACGGTGATACCGCAAATTAACCCAGTCGTATCCATACCCAAGAAGATGCGGCAGTCGCTCACGTTGTTCTGCGCCAAACACGTTCTTACGCCTGAAGCGCCTGTGACGCGTGAGGATGTAGTTGCGTTTCTCAAAAAGACTGGCCACCCAAACGCGGACAGCACCTTCGAGGATCGCTTCCTACTCCCCCGCTAACAAGCGAAGCAATTCTGGGGTGAGCACGCCGAACTTGGCACCGGACTGCATGTACTTACTCGTGCCACCGCGCTCGGTGTTGTAGACCTTCGGCGTCTTGCCTTGGCGCAGCGCCTTTTCACGCATCGCGGCCTCTTCATCCATCTTTAGTTCTTTACCGAAGTCAGTGAAGTCGGCGTACTGGCCCCGAAACTCACGCGGGTCGCCAATCTGGTAAATCTTACTGAGGTTAGGCAACAACTGCGCGACGTTTATGTCGTCGGCCAGAACGCCAACCCCTCGGCCCGGAACGCCTCTGGAATAGGTGCGGTGCCCTGTCGAAGTCACAACGTCGGCAGTCGGGTCGATCTCGCCCACGTTCTGCAAGAAGAAAGACGGTTTATTGAGCTGCGTCTGATCCGCAATCATGGCGCGGGTCATGGGCAGCGTCAGACCGCCACCTTCTTCGCCGAAGGTGTTGCTCATTTCAAGTTGGAGTTTTTTGCGTTTGTCACCGAGCAGGTCGGCAAACTGGCGATACCCTTCTGGGTCGCTAATCCCTGCGAAGTCGGGGATGTATTTCCCAATCAAGCGGTTCATGTCCGCTTTGTCGCGTTTGCCGAGTGCGGCGTCGGCGTAGGACATCATGGTCTCACCGGTCATGGTGGCGAAGTCAGAACCCTCCCCACCCATGCGGAACGGCAGATAGAGTGGCTTCTCGCCGGTCTCCTCGTAAAGCTGCCGCGCTAAGTTCATGATGTTGGACACAGGTGCTGCTTCAGAGGCCCAGACAAGGCCACCTGTGGTGGGCGAGAACATGAAGTCTTGGCCGCCCTGTAGGTCTACTGGCAGGTTCAGGTCTTGATTGCCGATGCCAGTTATGCGGTCGCCCGCTGCCGATCTATCGGACATGGAGATGATGAACGGACGCCCTTCATAGTCCCCAAGAGACACCTTATCCGGTGCCGCTGCAACGCTAAACCGCTCCTTTTTAACCGGCGATGCCTGAAGCCTTGGGAGGTCCTTCGTCTTGCGCAGCCCGTATATATCGGGGTTTACTGTGGCAAACGCTTTTGGTTTAGGCGCGGCCTTTTTCGTGGTTTTAGTAGCCGTCTTTGCTTTGGGCGTGACCGCCATACTCGGCGTGTCCATGTTGAGAACTTTACGCAGCGGCACCTCAAAGGCGTCGGGAATGTAATCCGCGCCAGCTTCGATGCCCTTTTCAATTAACCGGCGTACGGGTGTTCTGGCCACGGCTTACTTCCTTGATTTGTTGACGGCGTATACCGCAGATTTGCCTTTTGAGAAACAACGATCTGCGGACACGCGACCGCCGACGGCAAAGCCTTCAAAGTACTGAGAGATTGCCTGCCACTCTTCGGGGTCCAGACGGTCAAGGCCCGTGGGGTCGTAAACGCGGCGCATCGGGACCATGTCGCGGCTTGCAAACGCACGCACCATTTCTGTTGTCTCAGGAATTTTGCCGATGACTTCTTCGGCTTGCTGCCCTGTGATGTAGCGCCCGTCAGGCAAGCGCACGAGGCCCGTGTTCTGCATGTCGCCGATGTTTGTCCAGTTCTGGCTTTTCACAAAGTCTTGGACGAAAGGAAGATACGTATCCTTGGGGGCGAGGTTCTGCTTACCCTTGATTTGGACGATCTCGTCAGGGAGCGGATTGTCGGCGACCCATTCCCTCTGTTTGATACCAAGGTTGGTTTGATATGTTCTAGTCCAGCGCGGATCATCCATGCTGATACCCATCGGGCCAGTGACTGCGTTAGTTTCAGCCATAGCATCTGCTGTGATTTCGTCGAGTACATCTCGTGGGATTTCGCTCAGTGCCTTGCGTTCACCGCCGGGTCGTGTCTCAATCGTCACATGCGGCTCGCCTTTGGCGTCACGCAGCGAGAAGATGCGCGTCCGGCCAGACATGACGTCGTCGCAATAGCCACCAACGCAGTGTCCCATTGTGTTGCCCTCGTAATCGAGTGCTTGTTGCAGGGCGTCGTCGTATTGTCCCTGACCGGGATAGGTGTAGAAAAACTCACCTTCCGGCGACAGGAAGCCATCGCGGTCGGGACTTACTTGCCACCCTTGCGGTAATCCGCCTTCGGGGTCAGGCGCTTTCAACTCCGCCCAACGCAACCCCATCGGGTTGTCGTCGGCATACTCTTTGAACGTCTGTACGGCGGGGCTGTCGAGGTTGCTCAACGCCGCGCGCTCCATCTCCTTGGCGCGGAACTGGTTGATTAGACCGACGCGTTCGGCTGCCTGCGCCAGACCCATGCGTCCGAGGCTTTCGGGGCGCACGGCCAGATCGCTTGGCAAGCCGCTGCGGGGGTCCATAGCGTTGCGCATTTCGTCAAGCATGTGTCCCATGCCCATCTTGTCCTGCAAGGCGTATGTATCGCTAATACCATACAGCTCGTCTGTGACTGGGGCCTTTTTAAGCCACGGCATGTTTAGCGCGAGGGCCGCGCCGTAATCATAGCCCGCCCTTGGGTCTGACCCAGCCGGATTGTACAGTTGGTCGAGGCCGAGAGACATACCGATCGGTTCCCTACTGATGGCACCTGATGCTGCTTCCGACCACTCGTCGGGTGACATCTCAACATGAAGCGCACCGCGTTCGGCCAGCGCACGCATCGGATCGTCCGGCGTACCCATCTCGTTTTTGATATAGCGCGGGGCTGCGCGAAGGAACCAGTTTTGCAATTCGCTCAGGGGACCAGAAGCGTCGCGGGCGAGGCGCAGACTGTTGTCCGCGATACGGCGCGCCGCGTTTTCTGGTGAGCGGTTCGGGTTAGCTTCGTCAACGAGACTTTGGGCCTTTGCGCGGGCCTCGTCCTCACGGGCAAATATTATCGGTGTTCTATCGTTCAGCACTACCCACCTGCCATCGTCCGGCAGTTGTGCTACTTTTACACCGAGGTCAGACGCTGTCCGTCCCCCGATGCTTTTATCGATAAACCACTGGCCGCCTTTTGTTTTGGCGGCAAAGCGTGGAAGTTTTGGCCCCGGCGCGGGAAGCGCGAGTTGCTTTGGTGGCGCGGGGAGCGCCTTTGGTTTTGGATTGACCGCAAGTTTGGGCTTTGACTTCGGCACGTCGATACTGAACGCTTTACGCAATGGCGTTTCGATGACGTCAGGGATATAGTCCGCGCCAGCTTCGATGCCTTTTTCTATCAGTCGGCGTACCGGTGTTCTGGCCACGGCGTATTCCTTAGTATTTTGAAAGCAAACGCTTCAGCGTCATCGCAGCTTGGTAGCCCGGCTTGGTGCTGGCTGCTTTGCCCGCAAGATACCGACCACCGGCTTTTGCGCCAGCGCCAGCGCCAGACGCGGCGGTGTACGCGAGTGTATTGCCGAGGGCGTCCTTGCGGATGTCGCCAGCTATGTCGGCCCGCTCTTTGGCCTTGCCTGCGCCGTATGCCGCACCTTGCGCAAAGTCATCAACGCCGCCTGCCGCGAAGCGGGCGAGACGCGGGGCGTTGGCCACCACGCGTGTGGCTCCGAGGCTCGGTGCCAGCATCGACCCGCCGATCATACCCGCGCCTTCGAGGGCGAGAGCTGTGTTCGGGTTGGCTAAGGCGTAACGCTCTTGCAGCCTGCGGATCTCGTCACGTTCAGTCTTGTACGGCCTGCCGCCAGCCTTGGCGCGGATGAAAGCCTCGATCTCGTCGGCGGTTCCAAACGTGAGACCTTGTCCGAATGTACGAGCCGCGTTGCCATAGTCATAGCCGCGCTTCTTCTCACCCTTGTTGCCGCCCTTGTTGAACGCCTGCACGCTGCCGCCACGGTACATGCCCATAGATATGCCTTCGGCGAGTGTATTGTCGTCCGTGTAATACATGCGACCGTCAGGGCCTAATTCGGCATCGCGGCCATTTATAGTAACCGTGCCGATTTCTGGTATGGTTTCTTCAGCGGCCAGATTTTCTTGCATCGCCGCCTCATCCGCAGCAGCCCCGTCGCCTATGGCGGTACCGAGGCCACCTGAAGACAACTCGTTCATGAGCAACGCTTCAGGGTCTGGCTCTACTTCAGTTGGCGGTGGTGGCGCAAAGCTACGATCTTCGAACATTGACGGCGCGGTAGCGCCAGTGACTGCGGCAGCCCTACCGGCAGCGGCATTTTTGACAGATGTTATATAGTCGGTGTAGCTCTTGGAGCGACGCAGCATGTCAAAAACTTCGCGCAGCTCTTCTGGCTTTCGCGCCGAGAGGGCGCGGCTCAACTTCGTGTATACCTGATCGCCGAACTCCTTGCGCGGGTTAAACTTCGCGACAAAACGTGCGAGGGCAGCCGCACGGCCTACTGGGCCTGCCATTACGAAGTTTACGGCCTCATCCACGTTTCCGGCTTGTATCATGTTATCGAGGGCGTCCAAGCCTTCCGCGAGAGGTATCGACCGCGATCCGCCAGTGATTTTGCTGGTGCGTTCGTACAATTCTTTCTCTTTCGCGATGACACGCTCAAAAAACTTCGCTTCTTCTGGACCCATAATGGCCTTAAATTTATCAAGATTTCCTTTTGCCCCTGCCAAGCGATTGGCGAGGTTTCCGCCTGTTGACTTGTCTATGCTGCGGGTGACGGCTTCTAATGCGCCAGTCTTAAAGGCTTCTTTTTCGGCGTCAGACATAGCCGCAAAGGATTTTTTAAGGTCTCGTGCCTGCACCGTGCTCGACAGTATGCCCAAACCGCCTTTCAAGGCCTCGCGCACTTCCAGATCGCCACGGTACTTGCCCCTAGCTACCTTGTAGTCAGGCACTATCGCGTCTAAGCGAGCTACCATTTTGTCGCGCAAGTTTTTCAGTGAGGTGCCCTCGTCGCCAGCGCCCCTTCGGAACGCGGCGGTGATGGCAGTATCAAGTTGGCGCTTGAAAGAGTGAAGTGTCTCGACATCAGGAATTAAATCCCCTGTCGGACGGGAACCAACCAACGCGCCGCCCTCATCAAAAACAGGTTCAAGAGCTACTTTTAGCTCACGGTTATCCAATCGAGCTTGCCGCTGCGCCTCTTTCCATATGTTGGCGAGTTCAGGGTTGTAAATGACCTCGTCAATCTGTGGGTCACGCACTTCGCCAAACTCAAACGCTTTCTGGTATTCGGTATTACCAATGGCACGCAGGCGATCTGTGACAGCCTGTTGTTCGTCAAAGAAATCCCCCGCTTCGGGCAACGTTTCTTTGAAGGTGGCGCTCACGCGTTCAGGCGTATCTACGCGCGGCTGTATTAAACTTTTTGCTAAGGTATCTTTGCCAGAACTTTGTTTTGCCAATACCTTTTCAGTAAGCGCAGCTAGTTCTGGGTTGGACGTACCCAATACGGATGGCACGCCTTGCCGGTTCGCCAACGCGGTGAGACCGATAGCGCGTTGCGGCCCCTGCTCCCCTGCCGCCTCGGTGAGTATCTCCGCCGCCTTGCGATCCGCCGCTGTCAGCGGAATTTCAGGAACACGCACGAACTCGCCAGTCATTTCGTCAAAAACTTCGAGGCCCGGTCCGAACCTTTCGTTCAACTTTTGTGCGGCAGTGTTAAGGCCACGACCGCCGTATTCCACCACCTTGGCAACAGGGGCGCTGAACGCCGCGCCTAATGCCGCGTTCTCGATGAGGGATTGCGGTATGTCGCCAAGCGTCTTCGCCTGTCCAATGCCAGACAACGCGCCAGTGCTGCCACCGACAAGCGCGGCACGCGCGCCGACACCGGCCACCTTACCTATGCCTGTCGCGGCTTGGTACGCCTTACCCACAACGCCAATGCCGGGGATGAACGACCCAGAGATGCCGCCCGCCAATTCCAACGGCAGAGCCTCTTCTGGGTTAGCTTTCGCCCACGCGTTATAGTCGTTGTTGATCTGCTCTTTGAGGCGATAATATTCGTCCGAGGACATCTGTCCCGACGCAACCATACGCGCGCCCGCCTCAAGCTCGTCGGCGAAATCGAACAGCAGACCCTTACCGAAGGCGCGGGCGCGTTGCGTGTTCTCGCCGCCCTGCGGCACAGTGCCTATGATCTCGTCTTGCTTTACTGCTTCAGGCAGTGGAGCGTCTGGCGCGACGGAAACCAGCGACGGGTTCAGCGTGCCGTACTGTTCGAAGAACTCTTGGATTTGGGGTATGTTGGATATGCGCCCCTGCAAGTTATACTTGCTTGCCAAACTCTCGATGTCGGCGGCGGCAAATGGCCGCTTCTTCTCGGTGTATTGTTGGTACAGATCGCGCAGACCGGCCTCGTAACCTGCGATGTCCTCTTGCGGCGCTTGCGGAGCGACACCATCCATCGGCACAGCTTCGGCAGTTGTGGGCGCGCCCTCGGCAGGCGCGGCACCGGCAGGTGGGGTTGCACCTCGGCCACCGTCGATAGACACGACTGAAGCGCCACCGCTTTCGCTTTCGGCACGCGCTTGTATCTGATCTGGCGTGACGTCATCAGGCACGTCGGCAAACTGGAGCGTCTCACCACTGCTAAGAGTAACGGTTACATTTCTTGGCATGTTAATTGTTCCAATTAATGACGCGTGGTTTGCCCGCCGCTGGCTTGGTTGGCGACGTCCGTTCGGTGTAGAACCCAGATTTAGTTTTCTGAATACGCTCTCGCGCCCTTGCGGCAACAGTCTGCGCCGCAGCAAATGCGTTGCGATAGATGCGTTCGCGCGCAGCGCGGGGCAAGCTGGAACTTCCCTGCAAAGCCTCCAAAGCCTTACGTTCACCCTCGGTAACCGCTCCGGGGAATGTGCTTTTCAACATGCTGAGAGCCATAGAGCTTAACGTGTTGTCTAGCTCTTCCGTTGCGACATACGTGGGATCGTCGCTGGAGAATAAGGCACCTACTTGTTTGCGGAAACCAGTCAGGCTGCCTTCAAGCGCCTTCGGGTTAAGGTCCATGACGCGGCGAAGTTTACCGAGTGTATCGTTCGCGCTGGCAAGAACATCCTCGGACTGTACCAGTATTTTTTGTTCGCCTCCCGATAGGGTGCGTGGTTTAGCGTCAAACGACGTGACGGGATTGCCGAAAGCATCAACAGGTCCAGCGTCGGACATGAACACAGGCTGCCCGTCGCTTGTAGCTGAAATCTGTGTAGGTTTCGGTTTCGGGCGATACGGCAGCGGCTTCCAAACACCGCTCTCGTCATAGTAACCTTCAACGTTGCCACGGGTTTCAGTTTTTGGACGTTCGGCAACAGGTGCTC